CAAGAGCTTGCAGCTCTGAACGCGCGCGCTCTGAGCGAGGGCCGCCCACAGCCTTTTGTGTACGTCTCTCGCGACGCTTGTGATATCCCCGAACACTCCAGCTGCCGGTTTGATAAGTACCTCAATTACTGAGGAAGACATCCTGCCGACATCAAAGGAGCGGTCGTGGTTTAGACTAACGCGGAATGGGCTCTTCTGTTGTTGGTCGCTCTCTCACACATACAATGGCGGTGACGAAGCTGGACTCCAGCCTGCTCATCGCCCTGTTTGGACTGATAGCGGCCGCAGTAGTATCCGAGCACCTTCCGTGGACGGCGTCATATTGGGCAATCCCCTCAGCTATCATAGCAAACTGGATCGTGCTGTCAGCTCACGAGAGCTTCAGCCGGTTCGTTGAGGGGGTTGAGATTGAGCCTCTCTCTGCCATTCGGTATGGTAGGGTTCAGTCTGCCCCGAGGTTCGATCCCTCCAGGGGGTACGTGGTTGATGTTGCTTACAACGGCCATGTGATTCCTGTGATATTGGACTTCACCACAACAACGGCTCTGTCGGTTTCTCAAAAGGTAAATCCTGGGATCTCGATGGAGGCTAGTCGTGGGGGGCTCCCTCCGACGTCCGTCAAGACCGAAGATGTGCCGCCGAGTGTTGTGGTCTTGTACCACGACACTGTTCGACTTGGTCTCGGTACCAGAGTGCGTACTCCCACTGGTCGTGATCTCCTCATGACTAATCACCATATCGCTGCTCTGGAACCGAATGGTATCGCGTTCAAGGGGCACCTGAAGAAGGTGTCTCTCGATACGCCAGTCATCTCATGTGACCATCCACACATTGACTGTGCGTTTTACGAGGTGCCTACTAAGATCTGGTCTCTCTTGGGGGTCAAGTCGTCCAATCTGAAGCCTCTGGTTAAACAGACTGCGGTGTCACTCTTCGGTGGCTCGTCCTCCACTGACTTCTCGAGTTGTGTTGGGATAGCCCAAATTGGGGATAATCCATTCCTGATCCGGCATCAAAGCACAACTTGCAGTGGGTGGTCGGGCTCTCCGCTCTACCACAAAGGTTGCGTGGTTGGCTTGCATATAGGTGCTGCGGATGGTTTTAATGTGGCATCGAATGTGGCCTGGTACTTCCATACTCACAAGAAGGAAGTTGTCGTGGAGTCTCCTTGGGAGATCTACGGAAAATTCCGTGAGGCGAACCCCGAGGAGTATAACGAAAGTTTGAAACACGGGGTGAAATATGAGGAGTACGACTTCTCTGGTGATCGGATCCAGGCGTCAGCGAACACCTGGATGCGGGATATGCAGAGGTCCTACGCAGAGGAACGTCGTAAGTCCGGCCGGCCCGACTGGGCCGACCTCTTTGGTGACGACAGTGGCGAGGATGTGGATATCGAGACATCCCATCCCGTAGCACCGTCAATATCCAAGAGGCGGCAGAAAAGAGCCCGTAGGCGCGTTGAGCAGTTCTCTGACGCCGTTTCGGACGCCTCCTTCTCGTTTGAGTCGGCTCGCGAGGGGATTGTGCCCGAGACCTCAGCCTATGAGCACGTTCCTTTAAACTGCCAGGGGGCGGATTCGAGCCTTCGCTCGAGTCCGCCCTTGGACGGCTTATTCAACTCGGTGAATACCAATGGGACTCCCTTGGAGACGCCCTCCCATCCGACGGAATGCCATTCAGCTACGTTGGGAGATCGGGTGTCGTCTTTGGAGAACACACTGGGAAAAGTGTCTGCGCAGCTGTCAAAGATGCAATCCCAGTATTCCCAGATCTTGAAGGATTTGGCTGGCCTCAGAGGGGAAGTAAAGCAGAGCTCGACTCCCTCATCCTCCAAGCCGGCCGATTCAACAGGACGGTATATCCCGCCGGGCTCGAGAAAGCAGTCCAGCTCCTCCAAGAAAGGTACCCAAAAGTCCCCCCCAGGCAATGCCTCAGGGGAAAGTGGGAGTTCGACGACATCTTCGATGAAGTCGAAAGAATCTTCTGCGAAACCGGCGAGGTGAATGCTGCCTCCTCGCCGGGGGTGCCGCTGACTAGCCTTGCCAACTCGAACGGCGAGGTTAGGAAGCTTGGGAGAGACTTGGTTTGTTTAGCAGTGGTGGAGCGATTGAACGCCTTAGCCTCGGTTGACCCCCGCCAGCACAACTGGACACCCAGGGAGCTGGTTGAGAAAGGTCTTTGTGACCCGGTGCGCCTGTTTGTGAAGAACGAACCGCACCCACAGAAGAAATTGCGTGAACGCAGATTCAGGCTGATCTCTTCTGTTTCTCTCGTTGACCAGCTGGTGGAGCGGATGCTTTTCGGGCCACAGAACAACACTGAGATATCAACTTGGTGGCAGTGGCCTTCGAAGCCTGGGATGGGTCTTTTGACCCAGGAACAAATCCGTCTGGTGTGGGATGATATCTATCAGAAACACCAGGCCCACCCAGCGGCTGAGGCGGACATATCGGGGTTCGACTGGTCCGTTCAGGACTGGGAGTTGTGGTCGGACCTCGCGATTCGTATAAACAGGGGGAATTTCCAGGGAAACCTGCGGTGTGCGGCTATCAGCCGCTACTACTGTTTTATGAACTCTGTTTTCCAACTCTCAGATGGCACTCTCATCCAGCAGGAGTTGCCCGGACTCATGAAGTCCGGCTCTTACTGCACCTCCTCTACCAACTCTCGCATACGTTGCCTCATGGCTGAGCTAATCGGCTCGCCGTGGTGTATAGCTATGGGAGATGACTCAGTGGAGGGGTGGGTTGAGAACGCCCAGTCCAAGTACTCCGCTCTGGGACACACCTGTAAGGAGTACTACCCATGCAAGACCAGGGGCCGCGAGCTCCTGGAATTCAACTTCTGTTCACACCTGATCAGGAGGGGTCATGCCGAGCTGACTTCATGGCCGAAGGCGCTTTTCCGCTTTCTGTCCAGCCGACATGAGGACTTTGAAGATCTGTGGGTTGAGCTCCACACGTGCAGCATGTGGGGCCGGATCGACA